TCTCATAGGATGGGTTAATCGTTCAGCCAATCGTAACCTTTAGGATTATCCGTATTGGCTCCCATAATATTCCCATCCCAATATAACCGCTTAACCTTGATTCCTTGTGCTTGGAAGTGATCTTTAATAATCGCCCGTTGCGCTTGATCAAGCTTTGAGACCAGATCTCCAATAGCGTGACTTCTGTCAAGCTTGGAATCCTCTGGAATCTCAAAGTATACCCCAATAGGCATCGAGCCTATCAAGAGGCTGACTCTCAACGTATCTAAGAGAGTGAGTGTTTATAGCTATTCAGTAGGTCGCTATATACCTTGACCAAGAGCTAACTCTTGGCTTATATGAGAGCAGGGCTTGGCTTATCCCTGTTAGTAGGCTCTCTATGTCAAATAACTACAATCTCAGCCTTGAAGTACTGCCCTGTACTCCTTGATCCTTAGCCCTACTGAGCCTTGATCCTGCCTTGCGCTAACTGTCTACGGTGACTACTGTCCCGCACTTATAATATAACCTAAACTCCCCTAACTCCAAATCGCCTTCAAGCCCCCCCCCATCAGGGGGCTACGACCAGTCGCCCGCCCGCCCTTACTGTTGATGTCGGATACAGTTTTTCGAAACCCTCGATCGCATCATCCAATGCACACAGGACACAAGGCAGGTTGGGCAGGTTCGATTGGGTGACAAACCTAATCGTACTTGTTGAAGGTGCTGCGATTAGACACGCGTGGGCAAGTCGTGTAGATACTCAAGTGATGCGATTAGACACGGAACCTAATCCAACCTCGTGTTTAGGCAGTGGTCAAGGGCTACAATAGCCCAATTTGCCTATTGCGCTTAACGGAGTGGCTCGTTTGGCTTGAGCCGGTATGGGAGTAAGGGTTTGGGCACGGAGGGCTTGTAGCCCCGTTAAAATGGGTTTTAGGGGTATGCATATTTTGCATAGTCGCCAAAGGAAACAACTCCGCGATTTCCAGGAGTCTCCAGATCATCTGGGTGATCCGATTAGGTTCAAAGTCTAATCGCACCCAGCCGAAGGCTTGTTGTGTCAGTCGTTTTGTTTTTGTAATCGCAGTTTGGGATTTTTTACAGAACTGAGCTTACCATTTATAGGTTCGTATAGTAATATAAGGGTTTATACACTCTAATGCAAGTAGGATCTCGAGAAACTTTGCCCGTCGAGAAAGTTTTTTAAGCTCCAACTTGTTTTGAGTGAGAGAGTTTAGTATATTATACCTTAGAGCCATACAGCCCATTAGCAAAAGGACGCTCAACGTGTTTCGTGCCTCGACCAAAACGCCTGGTCTTAAGAACCTGACGGATATCCACTATAAGATCTTGATGATGAGTTTCATGGAAAGTGATGTTTCTGAGATTTGTCGTGAGGTCAAGAAGACTCCGGATCAGGTTCGTGCTGTTCTTAGGAGTGATCTTGGGAAAGATGTACTGGCGCGGATGAGAGAGAAGGCAGTATGCAAGGATGCAGTGGAGCTTCGGGACGAGTACCGTACGATGCTCGGAGAGAATCTTGATCTACCGAAGCAAATGCTGCAAGGGTTTGTAGAAACGCCGATTTTTGACGAAGAAGGTGCGTTAGTCAAGACGATCAAACAGAGGATTGATCCTGAGCTTAGGCTCAAGGCTTTGAAAACCGTTGCTGACATCAGTGGTATCAATCAACCAGTCAACATCGGGACACAAAACAACATCGTCACAATGCAACGACTTGAAGATATTAAAAATCGCGCAAAGAACAACGGTGTTCTCGCACGATCAGAGGACGTAACTTTCGAAGAGGTAGACTGAGATGCAAGATAATAGAATCTACTATAGTGTCCCGCAGACTCTGACCTTTGCAGCCGCGAGTCACGCTGCTCAGACACTCGATTTTAGTGTCTTTTTTGACAAAAACGACGCACGGTATATCAACGGCGGGAATCTTGGGATGTTGATCAAGACAGTCTTAACCACTGGAACCGTTGGATCAACCCTTGCGATCACTGCTCTCGGACTTATGCGTATCCCTCCTGGTCCAGCGAATGCAGCAGAAGTTGTTGTGCCTTTGACCTTACCGGCAGCGACGACTCTTGAGACAGCTTTAAGCTGGGCAGACGGAGCGTATTATCTTTATCCCGTTTCTTTCGTTGGTGACACTGCTCTTGTGAGTGGTGTTCGTTTGTCTGTTGATCCTAATACTGGTGACGATTTTACAGTCACAGCTTGGTTGGTGCACTCATGAGCATTCCTTCTCTGTGGAAGCTCGTGTCAAGTGGTGCGACAAAGCTACTCAAACCTGCTGTGGACGCTTGGGGTGTTAGTATCCCAGGAACTATCACTCTCACTGGTGGGATCACCTCCGATGGTAATCTGATAATTGATAAGACAGACTCCGAGGCTCTGCTTATCCGTAAGGATGCTGACGGCGGTGACTTTCTCGCGATAGATACTACTGCTCTTCGAGCTTTGCTGACGCAAAATGGGATCGGTACGATCTCGACTACATATGACGCTACCGGAACTGGCTTGATCTTGGCAAACGAGACACCAACAACTGTAGGGGCTCCAGTTCAAGTCTCGCCGGCTCTTCGCTTTCGAGGGCATGCGTGGGATCTCGATGATGCAGTAGATAGGAAAGTCGAGTGGCGCTTGATAATGTCTCCAGTCAGCGCTAACACTCCCATCGCTTCGATGCTCTTGCAGTATCGACTGCAAGATAATCCTGATACCGCTGTATGGGTGACGAAGGCGACGTTTGCTTCTTCTGGCAATTATATAGCGGCAGGAAGTCTCCTATCCACTGGGTCTGTTAACGTCGGTTCCGTGATCGTCGAGAGCGCAGAATCATTCCTCACGCTTATCGGCGGAACGTCGGTTCAAGCGCTATCCCCAGTTAAAGGCGTGTCGTTCTGCGAGGCGGTCTCGACTGCCGGAACTAACATTGTGGCGTTGACGCTTGCTGACGGCACGACAGAGGGACAGAGGAAGAGTATTCGTATCGGCGGCGTTGCTGGAGCGACGTTCGTTCTGACTCCAACTACTACCTTCGGCGCATGGACGACGATCACGTGGACAGAGGCCGGTGGAGTTGATTTGATCTGGACGGCAAGTGGATGGGCGCTTGACAAGATGGGGACAGTAGCCTAATGACTATCTTTGAAAAACTCATTGAAGCTGTAGTTCTTGAGAGCCAGGTTGCGATAGATCCTCAAGCATCAGCTGAAGAAAAAGCTCAACAGCGAGCCGCTTATATCGTGGAACGACTTTCGGGTGGGGGGATAGATCAACCTCTTGTCTTGAAGGAAGATTGATGCCTATATCCGACAAAACACAAGCGGATTTCTGGAAGTGGATTGCAGCTATTCTTAGCTCAGTCTTGGTGACAGTAATTTTGACCTACGCCGCATTATCTAAAGACTATATTACTAAAGACATGTTCGAGAAACAGTCTATTCAAATTGACAAGTTAACTGACAATCTTACTAATCTCACAGGAGAAGTAAGAACTCTTGTCGGGTATCTTAAAGCAAAAGAGGAACTTCAGAAATGATTGTAGATCTTCAGAAAGCAATAGAGCTTATTCCGGCTTTAATTCAACAGGCAGAGCATGAGATCAAAGGCGAGTCCTCTGGTCCTGAACGCCGGAAGTTCGTCATTGACTCTGTCAATGCTATCATTGACCTTCCCTTCGTCCCTGAGAGCGTTGAAGAAACTGCCCTCGGCTTTATCGTCGATGGTATCGTAACCGCCTTCAACAAACTCTTTGGAAAGAACTGGATCAAAAAGGTCGATCCTCTGGAGCCTGTTGATGTTCCTTCCTAAAGCAGCAGCATTCACAGCTAAGGAAGAAGGCTTCCGAGGCAAGATGTACAAGGATACAAAAGGTATCCTGACAATCGGCTATGGCTTTAATCTCGAAGCTCTCGAGATGCCAGATAGTGTAGCATTTTTGTGGATGCAGATCCTGCTCGAAGAGTGTGCACAAGACCTGCGTAGGCTCTTTCCAAAGTTTGATACCTTTAGTGCCAACAGACAAACAGCCTTGCTCGACATCCGATACAACCTCGGTGCTCGTGGTCTGCGAGGCTTCCCATCTGCTGTTCGTGCAGTTAACGCAGATAACTGGACTGAAGCAATCGCACAATTTAAGTATCGCAAGCCACCTTCGACTGACCTGAGTGGCTGGTACACAGACCACATTGCACGTAGTGAGCGTGTTCTTAAACTGCTGGAAGGCTGATGCGATTAGGTACCAAACCTAATCGGATCAAAGGAGTATAGAAGTGTCTGTACAACGAGCTGATCTCGAGATCATACAAGGTGCCACGGAAGGATATACCTTTACTATCAGTCTTGATGGTGGGGTTTTTGATCTCACTGGGTATGAGGCGAGACTGCAGGCACGAGAGAAACTGTATGAAGATCCGGTTTTGGACCTCGTGTCGACTGGAGCATCACCCAATCTCACGATCACTGCTGGCAGTGGTCTTGTTGTTATGCTTCTGACTGCAGCACAAACTGCACTTCTTGACTTCAATATCGCCGACTATAACCTTGAGGTCTACCAGCCTCTCACCCCTTTCCAGGTCTATCGAGTCTTACAAGGTGTTGTGAGTCTCTCTAAGGATACCAATCGATGAGCACGATATCCGTTAATGTGTCTCGCACGACACCATCTCAGGCGAGTGCTAGTCCTCCGACTCCAACGGTCACTGCGACGAGCATGCCTCGTGGAGCACAGTTTACTTGGGATCCCAGTGTCTGGATACAGCCTTATGTCTGGTTGTATAAGATCAAAGTTACTGCTGGTGGATCGTGGTCAGCTGAAACTGCAACGCTCTATCCGTTTGTCCTTAGGACTCTCACAGCGGCAGAAGTAGCAGATGTCGCGATTGGTCCAACCGCTGAGATCTATATCTCTGTCCGTGCTCGTGCTGGTACCAGTCCATCCTACACTTATGGCACTGCAGGGACTACAAATGCTCCAGCGATTATCATGTCCACTGGTGCTGTTGATATCGTAGACGGGTCAGTTACTTTCAACAAGTTCGACGCAACTGCCAAGTCTCATATGTTCACAAGCACAGATCTTGACGGTGCTGAACTAAAGGCTGCATCAGTTGCGCTGACAAAGCTGACGAGCACTGCAACAGATCTTATGTTTCTCACGTCTGCACGAGTCTCCGCGGATACAACTCTTGTTGATGGTACAGCTGCAGCTACGGTCAAGACTGGTGCAGCATCAGGTGCTTTGGCTAATGCCAAGTTGACAACTGATGGTGTCCAGACTGGTGGAGCTACGATAGAGTCGACGACTGGAAGTCAATCTAAGGTTGATACTCGTTTCAGCTCGATAGAAAAGACTAACCTTGAAGGTGCTCTCGGTGTAAATCTTGCGACGCTGCATGCTACGAATGATGATATTCTTGTCACCGGAACCCACACTAACATCGCGACGCATAAAGCTGCTGTTAAGACTGCTATGGATCTCGAGCAGGTTCAGAATCTTACAGTAACTGCAGGTCTCACAGCACACCTGACCGAGGCTTTACTTCAAGCTGCATCTGGTGTGACTTTTGGTGCATCATCCAATCTTGCAGCTAAGATCAATGGTCTAGCAGCTCTGATCGAGAGCAGTGCAATCAAAGAACTTGTTGCAACCAAGCTCAAAGACACTGCTGGTGGCACAGCACTGTTTGACAGTGCAGGCAAGATGACTGCAAGTATCATCAGTGGTGCTACGACGATCACACCTGCGAATATCATTGCTGCGATAAAGACTGATGGAACCCCACAGAACCTTGTGTTTTCTCAGGTTAAGGCTGGACAGACACTTGATAATATCCCTAATGGAACAACCTACAAACTTGTTCCCGCGAATAGCAAACTTGGTGCGGATTATGCATACATTGGTCTTAACTCTAGTGGTGAACTTAAGACTGGAACTGTTAACTTCACCTATCAGCAGATAGAAGAAAATGTTGATGATTACTATACAGACTACTGCCCCAGAAAACTTGCAACTTCGACAGTTTTAGTCGCAGAGACTACTGATGTTGATATCATAGATGTCGCAGGCGATGGAAGTACTCAGTATCTTGGGCGTATTGACGTACTGAAGAGAAAAGGTGTTACAAAAGTATACCTTCGGTATCAGTATCTTTCGGATGGTGTAGCAGTTTTGTCCTCCGAAGCTGTTACAGAAAGTGGTGTAGCTTTTGGTGTAGCCTCCGTAGACTCGGATGCTGTGATTTCTACCGTTGGAACTTACGCTTTTCTGACACAGGTACTCGATGCTCCTGATACCGAAGTATCTCCAGGATCATGGTTTCAAATTCGTTTTTATCAAAACATGCTCGTTGGTGTGGATATTAAGATCAAGACTGTCAAAGTCTGGTCGAGCAAAGCATAGATGAATGCTCTCCAGGAAAAAGCGCAAGGTCTAACCTACGCACAGAGTGAGATAGATGATATCTTGGTAGAGACATACAAATCTACTGAGACCTTTGCTCAGCTCTTTTTTCCTGAGAGATGCTCTACTCCTTTTAGTGATTCTCACAAAGAGTTCTTTGCGGCGATAGATGATCCGTCGATCCAATTGATCAACCTTATCGCGCATCGTGGATGGGGCAAATCGACAATCGGTAACTTGATCCTACCGGCTAAGATTCTTGCGTTTCGTGACACGAACTTTCTGCTCCAGCTTGCGAACACAAGTGCACAGGCTGAGAGAGACAGTGAAGACCTGAAGACTGAACTGGTAACGAATGAGTTCCTGACCGCTGTCTTCGGATCGATCAAACCTGAGACCAAAGAATCTCAGTTCTCCAAGGAAGCCTGGAAGACTCCAGTCAAAAGAAACACCGATGGTCGGATAGAACATCTTGGATCTTTGGTGATGCCACGTGGTTGGGGACAGCAGGTTCGAGGGTTGAAAAACGGACGTTTCAGACCAGACTGGATCATTTGTGATGATATCGAAGGTACCGAAGGTGCAATGAGCGATGAGCAGAGAGTCAAGTTGAAAGATTGGATCTATGCAGACTTACTTAACGTGGTTCAACGGTCGGACAAGCTGACTCCTGGAGAGCACAGATACCGTGTTTTGTTCATTGGAACTCTGTTGCATCAAGACTCTCTACTCGCTAATCTTGCAGAGAACACAGACTGGCACACGATAAACGCTCCTTTGTGCAAGGCTGTTGATGACGGAAATAGGGTTGTGAGTCTCTGGACAGATTTCAAGAGCGACGAAGGTGTAGAGTTGCTCTATGAGGCTCACAGGAAAGATGATGAGCTTGACGTGTTTTATCGAGAGTATATGTGTGACCCGGTGCCATTTGGGAAGGGTGATTTCAAGAAAGATTATTTTAAGTACTATATCGAAGACCAAGTAACTGGTCTTGGTCTTGAGAGCGTTGTGATCGTAGATCCATCCAAGGTTGCTGAAGCAAGAAACGCGGATACAGCTATCGTTGGTTGGAGTCTCAACGCAAGTGCTGGAAACTTGTATGTTCGAGATATTGTCAGTGGCAAGATCTTCCAAGACGATATGTACCGCGAAGCTGCAGAGATGGCTAAGAGGATCGGAGCCGAGGCGATTGGTGTGGAGAGCACAGGTCTTGGAAGTTATATCATGCAGCCCTTTAAGGACTTTCTAAGTCGCTGGGGTTATCGATTTGAACTGATCGAGTTGAAAAGCCCAGGTGTCAAGAATGCCAAAGATGACAGAATCAAAAGCCTTTTGCCTTATTATCGACAAGGTCGAGTCTACCATAATCAGACTTGCTGTCGAGTGCTTGAATCTCAGCTGATGGCTGGAAAGTATTCGAAGAAAAAAGACGTAGCAGACGCAGCAGCTTATGTTGTCGAGATGCTTCATCTCGGTGATAGAAACTTCCTGCCTGAGTCTAAGAGAACTGAGAAGGGTGAGGTTGTTGATCAATATGATGAAATAGAATATGAACCAGCATTTCATGTAAACGAACCAAGCTTTATGACCCAATGGGACATACAACACAAACCAAGAGTCTCGAGCAGGATGCATAACTCTGCTCTGCCAATTTTTCCACAGAGATAATCGATGCCTATTACAATAATGGGAAATGCAGAAGTTGGGAATCAGTTTAAGGGGAAAGAGAACTATGATCGTTTGTATCGTAGTCGATATCCTGATAAACTTGACCTGTCTCCTGATAGTGAATTGCATAGAACTCTTGTTCTCGAGATCTTCTCTCGTGCACGAGAGTCAAGAAACTTTATGGAAAAAAGGTTCAACTCTTGGAATGCGATAGATAAGACTTTGATCGCATATAAAGACCTTAGTGCAGATGATGAAAAAACCAAGAGCAAAGATCCAAACAAACCGACAAGTCTCGTAGTTCCAATCAGCTTTGCGATTCGTGAGACAATCCTTACATACTACTGTGAGACCTTTCTCAAACCACCAGTCTTTCGTTATCGTGGTGTCGAAGGAAGAGATGCCTTGACTGCAGTTAAGATGGAGATTATTACAGATCTGCAAAGATTTAGAAGTAAGGCAGAGCTTCCTCTCTACAGCATGTGGAATGACGCTACGAGCTATGGTGTTGGATTTGCTGCACCTTATTGGATGAGACGATACGGTGCAGGGACTCCTAAGAGTCCAAGTGCAGGTAGTCCGAGGATGCTTTGGGAAGGGAATGGACTTACGCACATTAGTCCATATGATGCTCTGCCTGATCCCAATCGATCAATCAATGAAATCCAAGCTGGGGAGTTCTTCGGTCGTGTGAGGCATACGAGTGTCGTAGAGCTGTTGGCTGAGGAGAGAAACGACGAGCAGATTTTCAACTGTCAGTATCTTCGACAGATGCAACGGCTGAGTGTCTTCAAGCCTCAAAGTGTTGAGTATGACGAACGTTTGGTTTTTGAGTCTCAAGGCTCTCAGCCAGTCGACGTTATAGAGCTTTCGATAACGATCATACCCAAAGACTGGGGTGTTGGAACTGGTGAGTATCCGGAAAAGTGGCTTTTCTGGCTGGCTGGAGATGCACTTATCCTGAAAGCAGAACCTCTTGGTTTGTTCTATGACGAACACCCAATCGTAGGATGTGCACCTTTGTTTGATAACTACAGCATGGCTCCAGTATCGATCCTCGAGCGCATTGCTGGACTTCAACTCTTTGCAGACTGGTTGATCAATGCATATATTCTCGGAACAAGACGAGGCATGGCGATCAATCTATTGGTCGACCCAAGTGCAGTTAATATGGAAGACGTACGATCTGATGAGATGGTCAAGATTATTCGACTCAATAAGAGCCACTGGGGCAGAGGAAAAGTAACAGACTATATCAGTCAGTTAAAGATAGATAATGTTACATCTGAAAACATTCCAGGTGTTAGCTTTATCATGGATCTCGTGCAGAGAGTGACTGGTGTCAATGATATCATGCAAGGGATCATGAGAACTGGTGGAGAGAGACGGAGTGCGACTGAGGCTCGAGACTCGTTGTCTAACGCAATGAACCGAGTCAAGAAGAGCGCAAAGATTATCTCGATCCAAACTCACCAAGACATCGCACGTATCTGGGCATACAATAATCAACAAAACCTATCGAGGGAACAGCGTGTTGCAATCACTGGAGATTGGCAGAGACGACTTGAAGAGGAATACGGTATGACTGCTGACCAAGTTCCTGGTGGTGAACTCACAATCGCACCGGATGATTTTGTTGACTTTGACTATAACCTAATCTCCAGTGATGCATCATCGATTGGTGATGAGAACGTAGACGCTTGGACTCAACTCGTCTCTCCGATGTTTGCTAATCCACAGGCTGGACAGATGATGGGTCTCGATATGAAAAGAATCTTCTTGCACGTAGCAAGACAACTTGGAGCAACGGATGTTTCGGACTTTCTTATCAAGCCTCCGAAAGTTAGGACGATGCCGGACAAGCAAGTCGCCAGAGAAGCAGAACGAGGAAACCTCGAACCAATCAATCCACCAAAAGATGAGTTTGGTCTTCGATAAAGAGAAGCCAGCTAAGAGCTTTTTGGTGGATATCGATGAGTTTGAAAAGTCTCGTGTGTGGACAGACATACAGACACTGATCGAAGTAAGGTTACAATCCAATTTTATGACCTTTATGGAGATCGACCATACCTTTGATGAGCTTAAAGCTCTACAAGGATCGACAGCGGAACTTTACGGATTTTTAACTCTTCCTCAGCAGTTGAGGAACGCCGTAGAGTCAACATTAGAGGAAGTAAGGAGACAAAATGAGCGAAGAGAACAAGCAGGAACCTAAGATCGATGAGTTCGATCTTGAGCTTGATGGAGAGCCAATCAAAGAGGATGATGATCCTGGATCTGGTGGGGAGCCTGAGGTTAAGAAGGAAGAACCAAAGGTCGAAAAGGTTGTAGTCGACAAGGATCTTGAAGAACCAGAAGATACAACGGATTACAAGGCTCTCGCGATTGCACGTGGAAAGAAGCTTCTTGAGCTTGATCCATTTGCACTCGATGAAGGAGAGCCTGAGCTAAAGGTTGAACCTAAGAAAGAAGAATCGAAGACTGAACCTACTGTTGATGATCCTGAGCTGACAGACGAAGAGTTCGAAGCGATGCTTGATAACAAGACAAAGTTTCTCGCATGGCAGAAAAAGCGAGAGACCAAGATCATCGAAGAGACTCTCAAGTCAACTGTCAAGATTCAAGAGAGTCGAGCACGATTGGAGGCTCAGGCTCAGCGAGAACTCGATTCGTTCTTTACAAAAAATCCAGACTTTGTCGAGCATCGTGAGCATGTAGAAACCGTGGCGATTGGTATCAAACAACGTCAGCCAGGTCTTACACCAACACAGTGTCTCGAAGAGGCTGGCAAGCGTGTGCGACCATTGCTTCGGCAATTGAAGAAACCTGCAGGCTTTACTCCTGCTGGTGGTGGAGGGAGTGGGAGACAAGAAGTCAAAACGCCAACAAAGCTACAGAACGATATCAATGCTTTGCTGGACGTTTAAGTAAAACAGTGATGCGATTGGGTTCTAAACCTAATCGCACCTCACCAAAAGAGAGGAAGAGAAAATGAGTATGGAAACGCCGAAACAAGTTTCGGCAAACCTTGTGAATGGAGAGCCGTACTCCGCTGGAGTTGCGGGATCAAGCGGGCGACTTGCACGGTGGACTGTGAGTGGGACAACCGGTAGGACTCTCATGCCCTACGAAAACACCTTGCATATCACGTGGGCTGGTGAGGCTGGAAGTTCTGCGACTCTCACCATGCCTGATGTTGATACCGCTGCAGGACAGTCCTACTGGATCTTCATGATTGAGAATGGGAGTGATAGTGCTGGTATCGTGACACTTTCGTTCCCAGGTTCTCCGAAGGTCTATGTGGTTGCAGGGTCAGAGTGGACACCGGATACACTAACTGCAATCAGTGATTGTGTACTGCTCTACTCAAATGGAGTATGCTGGTTCATGCTCATTGACGTAACCACCTGATAAGGAGAGACAACAATGGCAGGTAACGACGTATCTCTCCCACGCGCCATCCGCGCGATTGGTTTGATGACAGATGCTGCGGCAACTGGTGCAGTTACGAGTAACGATACTGTCACAGCGTACATAAAACAACTTGTGACTGCCGCTATCGTTGATGCTGCAGACTCAGTGCTTCTGAAGGCTCAGGTTCTTCCATATTTTAATGGAACTGCTGTAGCCTATGGGTTTCCCGGGTCTAAAACCATCAAGGTCTCAACACCTGATGGAAGTGCAACGACCTGGACTCAAGCAGCACACAGGATCGCAACTGTAACATCAGCATGCGCTGTTCGTGCTTGGGCATTGTGTACTGAGACAATCACTGGTGCTGCGACCGCTGAACTTGGTGTCGCTGGCGCGACAGACATGATTATCGATCAAATCGCGAATGCAAGCACTCTTGCTGCAGGTGATGTCTGGTGTAACTCTACCACTGACTCTGCACTTCCCGCAGGTATCCTTGATTCCAATTGGATCATTGTCAATGGTATTGACATTGATCTGCTGATTGGATCCGCCGATGTGACAAATGGAGTTTTGGATATCTACATCCAATACATCCCTTTGACAGCTACTGGAGCTTGTGTCGCCGCGGTGTGGGACTGATCTTAACTTGTGACCACCTTTGAGGAGAACGTGGTCTTCAAAACTTCGAAAGGATTCTAAAAATGGCAGTTACCCCTGTATTTGGACTTACCGGAACCGGTCGTTGGACCACCACGGAACGTCCCACGAATTGGAGACAAACTCTCCTCTATCGCAAACCTCGTGGCAAGCTCCCGCTGACCGCACTGATGAGTAAGGCTGGACGAGACACGACCACGAGTGCTGAGTTTCACTGGCACGAGGAGGACTTCGCGCAGCAATCTGGACCAATCGCTGGAATCTATACTGACGAAGCAATGACTAGTGCCTGCACGACTATCGCTGCCGGTGCCACGATCTATATCAAAGCCTTGACGACTGGTGACTCTCCTTTGAGTGCCTATGTCATTCCAGGCTCTTTGATGCAGGTCTGCAGCCAGACTGACTCTCGTGCCGCGATGGTTGTTGAGGTGATCAGTGTTGATCGTGCATTTGATGCAACTAATGCAAGGATCAAGGTCTATACCAAGACTCTGTTTGGGTATACACAGGTCACGACAGTATCCGGTGTTGCTAAGGCGATTGGTGATGCAGCCACCTACGCTGTGACGGGCACCGCGACTGCAATTGCAGCGAATTGGGGCATCGTTCTTCCCACGCTCTTCCCTGAGTTTGGTGGAGTTCCCAAGGTCATCACCTACAAGCCCGGATCGTTCTATAACTATACCTCGATCAAGAAAGAAGCAATTGCACTCTCAAGGACTGCAATGGCTGAGAAGGGTATCCGTCCGAACGACAAGGACACCGGTTATATGAAGATGAAGGCAAAAGCTCTCGAAGCTCTTGGTATCAAGATGGAGATGGAGCTTTTGTATGGAACACGGTTTGAGGAAACTGATTCTCTGACGGGACAACTGAAGCGTGGAACGATGGGATTGCTTGAGCTGATCCAGAGCACGAGCGTTCCTGCAGCGAACAAGTCAGGCTTCCGTCATAATGTGACCTACATTGGTGACACTTGGGTTGAGAGTGGCTATACGTTCTTGAAGAACTTCTTCCTGAACTTTGCCAACTATGCTGATCTGGAAAGCCAGTGGAACGTCGTAGGTCGTGGTGCGATCCTTGGTCTTACAGCACTGGCTGAGACCAATCGTTTTATCACCATGGCTCAGACTGATGCTGAGTACGGTATGGCAGTTCATATTCTCCGCACTCCTTGGGGAAACTTGAACTTAATCGACCACCCGTTGTTCAACATCAACCCGAACCTGCAATACGCGTGGCTTGGTATTCCTGCAGAGGGTATCACCAATTGCTTTGTTGAAGGAGGAGATGTAGACTTCCTTGAAGATCAGAACTTCGGCAAAGGTGGTCTCCAGCATGTTGATGGTCGTTTTGACTTGTATCTGGCAGAGAACGGATACCAGTACAACGATCTGCGTGGCTTCATGATGCTGAACGACATCGGTCGTAACGGCGCGAGCGTCGACTAAGATGACTGCACAAGAAGTCATAAGACGACTTCAGGAGTCGAGTGGACGATATGATCTCTTGACCTCAGATTGGCTCTATGCCATGAATAGGGCAAGTCGTTCACTCGACTCCAAGACTACTACGAAGCATTCTCATGCGAGAAGCTTTGCTCAACTTGCAGAGGGAGATACTCGTGTGAGTATCGAAGACCTCCGAGCACTCGAAGAAGTCTGGTTGCATACATCCACTACGAAAGTCAAATGTGATCTTTCGTTGAACACCCTTGGGCAGATGAGAGAAGCTCAAGGGTATACGGATGTGCAAACTGAAGTCATGAACATGCTTGGATTAGAACCGGAAACACTTTCAATCTATGGGAGGGTGCTTTGTGTAGAGACTGTTGAGAGGGTTGCACGGACTCTGACAGATACGACTGTCGTAGCACGGGTTAATCTCACGAATGCAGCACTCACAGTTGCATCGAGTCCTCCAACGGCTACGGAGTTGTCGATCCTGATCGAAGATGGCTTGTTGTATCCACAGAATCCAGCGAATGATATCACAGCTGGAACAGTGACAATCGTTGGCACAGACTATACTGGTGCAGCTTTGACAGAGATTGTAGATTGTTCCAGAGGTGCAGGGATATACACTACAACGTATCGATTCAAGACAGTTACAAGTGTCACAGCTGCAGCGTTCAACTATCTTACAACTGATGATGAAAAGATTACTGTAACCTCTGGTCGACTTGAGTTTCTACAAGACTCAGGAACAAGCTACAGTGCTTCTACTCTTTTGTTCTATCCTGCAGTTACTGCAGCATCGACGGTCGAAGTGATTGGCTTGTTTTGGTCCAAGACTCTGTCTGCTATAACGGATACCAACTTTTGGACCGACCAATACCCAGACGCCTTGATGTACGAAGTCGCACGGGCACTTGAGATTCCTTTAAGAAATCGAGAAGGACAGAGAGACTGGGAGTATGCTCTTGCTGGTATCATACAAGATATCAACAACGAGTATATCCAAACTCTTGAATCTACACAGACTAACACGATGAGAGGTTGATGTGACCAAGCGTCCTGCACAATACAAGGATGCATTTCGGAAGGGTCTACGACAGAACCCTGATCTCAGAAATCAAGATCGTTTGGCTCTGTGCTATAATGCAAAGCCAAGTCCACAAGGATTGAGAGGTTGGGTTGAGATCCCACAGGTTGTGGCTCAGGGTTCTGTCAATTTTCCTTTCCCACAAATGTTTTCTGGTAGAGAACAGACATTGTTGTTGTATGAAACCTCGATGTCTAAGCTCAATACAACGACTGGTGTCGAGATCCCAATCACAGTAATCGATGCTCAGACCTCTGGTGGATCAACAATAGCTGCTGGAGGCGTCTGGCATTTTGTCGATCTTGGCAAGATGTTTATGGCAACAAATGGAACAACGATACTCTTCCGAGATAACTCAGATTTTGATTACTCAGATCTCTCAGCACTTGCAACAGATGTCAAGGTCTCGAATGAGATCCAGTTTAATACAATCTGTGAGTGGCGAGGTAGAGTCTTTACTGGTGGGTTTGCTCCAAGCTCTACTTGGAAGGCTGAGTGGCAGACGATACTTGAAGGATATCGAGAGGATGATCGGGTTCCGGATATCCTGAGAAACATGCCTTATCTTCTTGATGAGAACTTTGTTCTCTGGTCGACTGTTGGAACGAGTGATTTTAGTTTTCGATGGTTGATCTTTCCAGATGAGGCTTTGCAAGGATTGATGACAACTATTGATGGTGTCAGTTACGCAGGTTATACTGGAGATACAAATCCTCTACAAGATGCCTTACTTCAAGCCGGTCTTGGGATGATGCGGATGCCCTTCAAAGGACAAGTTCTTTGTATCAAACCACACGCACAGGGTGTTATAGTTTATGGATCAGATGGTATAGCTTTGCTCAAACATGAGACATCGCCATTCTCAACTTTTGGTCTGCATGTTTTATCCGAGACCGGTATCCCTTCGAGAGGTGCAGTTGGTGGAGATGAGAACTCACAGTGTTTTGTCAACACACGTGGAGAGCTTTGTCTGCTCGATGGTGCTGCGAAGATTGTAAGTCTTGACTATAGAGAGTTCTTCCAACCGATGCTCGATGAGACGATCGTTGTAACATACCATGATGACCCACTGCTTCCAGAATTTTATATCTGCAGTGAGACCCAAGGATATGTTCTTACATCGAGTGGTCTTGGGCAGATGGGGCAGTTGATCACATCGACTGGACAGTATCAAGGAACTCAGGCTGTTGTGTCAGAAAATTTATTGGAACAGTCGATGATGCTCGAAACATCAGAGTATGATGGTGGTCTTACCGGTGGGATGAAACAACTACAAACTGTACGAGTTGCATCCAACGCAAGTGATGATCTCTTCGGATCGAGCAAACTTGCATATAAGCAAGATCAGACTTTTATCCAGACAAGACAACGCTTGATAAGCCCTGATGGTTTTCTTGTCTTACACGACAGTGCCCCCACAGTGCGTCTTTGTTTATCTACACCTAATCCATCTGGTCTGTTGATCCAACAGGTTGATATGGAAAGTGATTTCATCGGTCGTCAATTTGTAAGGAGTGCATATGGTCAGGAAGCTAACCAATAGTCAGTTGTCTGAGAATTGGAATGATCTCAAGACTGCTATTGTTCGTGCACTTCCACCGAAGGTTGATCAAGAAAGCTCACTTGTGCGACTTCTTGAAAAGGCACTGAGTGGAGAAGCTCAGGTGTGGGTTGGGATGGAGGATGAGAGGATTAAGTTTATTGCTGTGACAACGTTTATCCTTGATCCTGTCACGGAAGAAAAGCACTTGTTGATCTATGCACTCTATGGATATAGCGTGTTGAGCGAAGACTTATGGAAAGAAGGGATTGAGATCCTTGTGTCCTTTGCACGGGATACAAAGTGTCGAAAGATCACAGCCTATACAGAGGTTCCACGTGTCCTTGAGATGGCGCGAGACACACTTGGAGCTAATGTCAAAACGACCTATTTAAGTTGGGAGGTATAAGATGAGCGGTGGAGGAGGAACAGCATCCACAGAACCTGCGTGGATTTGGGATCTTGGTCGTCAGGTAGGACACTCTACAGCGAGACGCTTTATCGAGGGTATTCGAGAAGCTGGAGATAATTTTGGTGCGAGCGGGGTTTATGATCTCACTGACGATCCCGCATCTGAGGTCAAGTATACTTTCGAAGGTGCTCTTGCACGAGTCTTAGCACAGGGGGATTCGTTTAATCCTTTCTATGACGCTGCAAGTGGTGGAGTTATTCCCTACCTTGAGGCTTACAATACTGAGAGATCTGCGGATGATGCAGACTCTTTATTCGCTCCTGGTCTTCTTCCTTGGGTCTTTAATCTTTTGTATGGAAGTAGAACTGGGATAGATAGTGCTGCAGGTGGAACAGATGTCATAGCTAAGGCTACAAGTCAGGCTGTTACACATCTTAATACTCTGCGTGGGACGTATCTTACAGATGCAGAGTATGATATAACTACTCTTACAAGTGCTGCGATCACAGCAGCAATAGCAGATGCAACAGAAGAACTAAGTGGTAGTGTCCCAAACGTCACAGCACATGTAGGGACTCTATCAAGAGAGGCAACAGCTCGGGGGAATGCTGATAGCAGTCTTACGTCTGCTGCGAGTGGTGCGACTGTTGGTGCAAGTGCAAATGTTGACAACACAATCGCGCATATTACACCACTTGTGACAAATGGAATTGTTGCTTCGACAGCACTTACGGATTCTAATACCTTTCAAGCTGATGGTACATCTACTCGACGGAGTTTGGTTGAGACTGATGTTGAAGCTGCAGTTGCTGTAGTCACAGATGCAACAACCGGTCTTGGGTCAGCAATCACAGCTGCTCTTGTTGCAGCATCGAGTGCAGTTAACTCGAGTCTCGTCAACAGTGCTGTAACTGCTTTTGATCAAGCAGGTCTCGGAGAGCACTCGATGGCAATGAATCGATTCTCTGGACAGATGGTGGATATCAATGCGGTGTATGGGATGCCGTTTATCCTTGGTCAAAGCTTGCTGATAAAGGATCATCAGAACAAGGTTGCATCCTTTAGAAGTGACCTTAATATCAAGCTGTATGATCGAGCCTTCGCAGCATACACGGATATGTTCTCTCGCGCTCTTGAGCTTCATCTTGATCAGTTGAAAGTACGGATTCAAGAGAGGCTTGCAGTCTATCAAGGTCTTATTTCAGAACGCGCAAAGATGTTCCTTGGGTCATTTCTGTCTCATATGGAAGCCTATAGTCGAGGTCTTGGGGTTTATGGAGACTTTGAGCGAGGCTCATTAGTACATCAGTCGGGTTTGGTTGATAAAATCTTGACCGAGCATGGAGCCTTCGCACGGTCTCAAGCAGAAACAGTTGTACGAACTGCTGTTGACGCAAAGATGAGTAGACTTAATAGTCGAGATGAGTATCTTCGACAAGACCATAAAGCTTTTGTTAACGCAATGATGGGGGCTTGGAATGTAAGACTCGAGATAGATAAAGCTATCACAGACGTTCAGAAGACTCGAATTGATGCTATGAATGTACGAGACCTGAGAAACCTTGAGACATCACAAAAGTATCTTACATGGACTCAGGATTTGATAGGTAAAGGTATCAATTATCTTGCAGCTCCTGCTGGTGTGGCTACATCGCCTGAGAGGCTAAGTCAGGCTGGGAAGATCGCTGCTGGTACTGCAAGTGGAGCGTCGATGGGAACAGCTGTTCTTCCTGGATGGGGGACAGCAATTGGTGCTGTCTTGGGTGGCACAGCAGGTGCGTTGAGCTAAAAAAGAGATGCGATTAGGTTTGAAGTCTAATCGCATCGGTTTAAGAGATAAAGGACAGAGAAAATGGCACTTCCGAATAATCCACTCTTGGGAACTGGTTCAATTCCTGTGACTGAGACTGCAAAGGCTTTTGCAACTCCTGCTCCTGTTGTAGAGACTAATGCGATGTTGCAAGATAGAATAAGAAATCCGAGCGTTTGGTCCAAGACTGCAACAGCACTATCGTCGAACCAAGCAGCAAACGTCTATGGACAAATTGGTGCTGCTATCGGTGGACCAAACAGTTGGCAAGGTCGTTTGGGTGAGGCTGGTTCGCAGATGGCAGTGCAGAGAGCAAGTGCTAATGTTGCTAAGAGTCTTGCGGATGGGACTGAAGCAGATAAAGGAGATCTTGCAATTAGTGATCCTCAGAGAGTGTCTCAGTTGCTCGCGGGGAATGATCGACAGGATCGATTGAAACAGCAAGGAATTGAGAATACAAGAGCTGATAAAGGTCTGCTTCTTGAGGGCGAAAGAAACCAAACTGGAAAAGATCAACTCCAGCTTGAGAAGGATAAGTTTGAACAGGACAAAAAAGACTCGATCTGGCAGGTTTCTGGTAGTGGGATTCTTGAAAAACAGGATGATGGAACCTTTAAGTATATCGATCCAAAGACCGACCCACGACTCAAAGGGTATAAGAGTCCTGCACAGATGGATATGGACTACAGAACTTCTATTGCTGAGGCTAACAGTCTTTTACAACAGGGGATGAAAGAAGAAACTGTCAGAGCTACCAAGTTAAACATCTTTACAGACTACATGACTAAGACTCAAGCAAATGATCAGAAATGGGTTAGTGGGATGTTCAAACCCGATGCAGCTGGAGAGATAGACAAGACTCAAAAGGTTACTATGTCTCTTCCAGATAAATCTACTGTGATCATGACTTGGGATAATCAATCTGAGGTTCTTGGAAGGATGCAAGATCTTCGGAGGACTCAGGCATGGGCGGAGATCATGGGAGATTCTACTGCAGCTCCAGTTCCAGCACCGTCACCTTCTCCAGTTCCAGCGCCAGCTCCTACACCTTTTGATCCTTTGGCGGAATAGATGAAATTCTTAGATACTCCTGAGTGGAACACGATGCTCGAAGATACTCGTTGGAAGGATGGAAGTCCTGAGTATCGTCGGAGGTCTGCAGATCGATTCTTTTCTCACTATGTTGAAGGACATCCGAATTGGGGTGTTACTCCAGATGAGAAAAAAGTTAAGATCAAACAGGACTTTGAGTCTGCATTTGCTGTTGCGACACAAAGTGCAGGAGAGAACGTTGTCAATGCAGCTGCTCAGAGTCTTGGAACTCAAGTTGCACAGCTTCAGAGAGAAGCTCCTCTGTTTATTCCTGGGACTCTCATACCTTCTCCTGAGGATCTTGTAGATGCTTTTAGGAGAGATAAGAAGCTTGAGACCACAACTCAGAAACTCGAGCAGTCTTTTCCAACTCGACCTGGGTTCTCGAGATCTGTTGGAGAGTTTGTTGGTGGGACAGTTCCATCGATTGCTAGTAATGTCGCTGGAGCGCTGACTGGAACCAAGGAAGCACAGGCTGCAGTCAATATTGTAACTGTGTTGCCGTTTTACTTTCTTGGGCACAGAGCAGCTCTGCAAGAGATGGATCAAATCGAGAAGACCGAGGGAAGAACTATATCGACTGCTCGAAAGGAATCTATTGCTATCGCGAGTGGTGTGATCGAGGTTGGGAGTGAGTATCTTGAAAGAATCACACAGCTCAAGTTTGTCAAAGGGATCAAACTTCCTGTTGGAAAGCTCGCACGTTTGGGCAATGCGATAGAGAAGGTTGCAGTCGGTGGTGAGGATAAAGTTGCACGAAAGATGCTCTTTGATCTTGGCAAGGCTGCGACTGGGAGTTTCGCTGGAGAAGGTCTTGAGGGTTGGGTTGGGACAGTGCTTGAGAACGGTGTCAAGATGAAGGTTGGGCAGGATTTGTATGGAGATCTTGGTGCGTTCGAAGGTGCAGGTAGTGCGTTTCTACAAGAAGGTCTCGGTGGTGTTGTGTCGATTCCGTTTACGGCGACAGGATTTGCTGTAAGGAATCACCTTGATGTTCGGAAACAGATCAAAGATGCGTTCAATGCTGTTGGTGTTCAGGCAAATATCTCAAGAGAAAATGCGAGTCAGCTTTTAGACCTTCATGCAAATATGATGGCTCTCGGGGAAGCAAAGCCAGATATCACAGCACAAGAGCTTGGAGAGATTGGAACAAGGTTTCCAGACCTCAAGATTGATCCTACCAAATTTGGAAACTACTATCGTGCAGTCTTAGATCGTGCACAAACCCCAGCAGTAAAGACTCCGGTTGCACCGACTGCTCAAACGACAGCACCAACTGCAGCTCCTCAGACCTCAAAGTATAGTGGTGCTCGTGTCGCACCGGTTGTAAAGAAGGCAGATGTTCTTGAACCTTTGGTCGCAGCGGGGGAGACTCCAGTTGTTGCAACGACTCCTGCAGAAGCTACTCCAAAGCCATCCATGCGTACTGTTCGTAAGGAAGCCAAAGCTGTTGGAGAGTCTCGGACGAGTGTTCAGAGACTCGAACCTTTGATGCAAAAACTGACAGAGATGTCAGCTCAAGGTGTTCCGTTGACACCGACTCTCATCGCGGGTACGATGGCAGAGCTTGGTGTATCTGAGAAAAAGCAAGGCAAGACTGTTCGAGGGCTGTTGGAAGTAAGAAAGATCAATCTTAATCTCGGTCAAAAGCAAAGTAGTGGGACTGCAGAACGTGCTCCAAGGACAACGTCTCCTCTCTTTGAGAGTCGTGTTGCTGGTCCCACTACTGATTTAGATGAAGAAGGAAAGCTCTATCGTGTGGAGCTGCTCAAGAAACTTCAACTTAACTCTAAAGAAGGTCTTGAGGTATCCGCAGATCCTTCGAGTATCGTAAGAGACTTTTTATCTCGTGGCTTGGTATCTCCAGAACAGGCTGATCGACTTACTTCGGATTGGGAAGAGCACAAAGCAAAAGGTCTTGATCGAGCTAAGGATCGACATGGCTTTGGGGTTTCGCTTTATCACGCTCTTGGACTTTCTCCTGAAGAAGTCAAGAGTCTTAAACGACAGCCAGTTAGAGCTGAAGCAAAGCCCAAGGCTGAGGTTCGATTAGGTACTGAACCTAATCCGATCACTCCAGCAGTAGTTGAGACTCAACCAGCTAAAACTCCAGTTGTTCCTGAGACTCCACAAACTCCAGTCGAATCTGCTGTTGATCCTCTGCAAGATGCAAAGGCTCCTCCGGCTGGTATCCTGCAGATTGCACGTCAGGCTGTACCTACAGATCAGGTTCAAGCCCTTACGAAGTCTCTCGCAGTTCTTGCTCAGATCAAGAGTGCACCAGAAGATAAGATCTTCAAGAGACCAGATCCACAAAATCCGTCGAAAGAACTTGAGTCTACAAAAGCTGAAGCTCTTGCGATTATGGAAAGGGCTGTTCTTGCTCGTCTTGACAAGGCTGGCTTTGGACAGTTCGCTGCAGAGCAGATTGTTGCACAGCCTGATGGTGTGGAGATTCGAGAGGGATGGCTTCAGCCTAAAGGTCTGGTGAGAAAGAGCGCAGATCGAATGGGTCCAACTTCTTTTGATCTCGGAGCAAATGAGCCTTTGACTAATACACCAATTCAGTTTGATACACAACAGCTCCAAGAGTTACGACAGAAACTTGGGATTAGAAGGAGTATTAATCTTCTTACAGAACTTCCGCTACACCTTCAGGAGATGCAGGATGAAGATTCTACCCCTATCTATGGCGCTGTAAGCTTTACAGAAGATAGCGTGGATCTCTATATTGACCTTTATAGGAGTCCTGAGAATTTTGCGAAAACTCTAAGACATGAGTTTGGTCACATTTGGCTGAGAGAGCAGATTGAGAATGGTCTTGTGCCAAAAAGAAGTCTTTTAAGAACCTACAAAAGATTTCTTACTCAGTATAAAGGTAGTTCTGCATACAATCTGTCTTTTAATGAGTGGTTTGCACGTCAGGTTGCTTTGGATCAATATGTAGATTCCGAGTCTTTTGGAACTCAGTCTTTTATCCGAAAGCTCCATGGTCTTTTTGTGTCTTTATCCATAAAGATTAAGAATCTCTTTGGGGTTGCAGTATCTGAGAGTGAAGTTCAGTGGTCTCGTGTGCTTCAGCTTGGAAAAGATAAAGGAGTTTTCTTTCTTGATCGTGGTCTCTCCGACGAAGAGTTTGACTTCTACCAACAAGAGCATCCAGAGAGTCTTCCACCATCTGCTGAAGCAGAGCTTGCACAACAGCAGGTTGAGACCAAAGATGAGACCAAGAGTCGGAAGAGATCAGAGAAAAGTGCACAAAAACGTGCATCGACTCTGGCAACTCTCAAGACTCTCAACAGTGATCTTATCCAACGATACGCACAGGGAGAAGGATATGATAGCTGGTCGAGCATGGTTGATGCGATGGGCAGTGCAGTAGATACTGACAACAAACCTAAGCCAATCAGTATCAGTGCTCTTGTATCTCGTGAGATTATCTGGCAGGATAGGATGGTTGGTAGGGTCTCGGATGCTCTGGTCAAACTGTTGTCCAAAGAGAATCAAGATCGATTGAACGGTGTGAGATCTGCTCTTGAAGCAGAGCTTAAGAGTCTCGAAGACCCATCGAGCATAGAGTTGAAAGGCAGCAATGTCTCTTGGCAAGGTGTCAACTCAAAGGATCTCAGATCAATTGTATTGCCCAATCCTGAGATTGGCTGGACTGTTGATCGTCAAGCACAAGTTGCACTGGATGCTGCGATAGAGAAGATCGAAGGAAAGTATAAGACCCAGGTGTCTAAAGATGCTGCTCTTGAAAAGCTGATGAAAGAGCCTCCGAGCTTCAAGATCTCAATGCTGCCGACAGAGGATCTGGCAAAGGTTGTCACAATGCTTCAAGACTTGCGTCGAACTGCAGTCTTGCAAAAGTTTGATGCACTCGATGCAGCAGATGCACTTCAGTCTCTTGGGATGAGTGAAGTTGTCAAAACTGAGAAGAGTGAAGGCAAGATTGGATCAAACGAGAAGCTTCCTGAGACTCTTAAGTCTGCAAGCTTTGTATCTTCTCAAACAGCTGAGCATATCTTTGTAGACTTCTTTAAGTTTGGATCACAGACTTGGGATCAGCTAAGCAGGAGTCTTCAACAGGCACGAGAGATCACGGTTGGTCTGATGGCTGAGGTTGATAAGAGAATGAATGCAGCGTTAGGAGATAATCTTATCAATCTGGTTAATATCGAGAAGAATCAGTCGAGCAAGACCCTACGGTCTGGCAAGGTGTTCGTATCAACACCAGCGATCAGGATCGGGATCGCACACGCTTTGACAGATATTGATAATCCCAAAGCTACTTTTAGTGGAAGTCTGTGGGGATTTGATCATCTCAAGTATGATCTTACACATGAGGATGCTCTGGAGATCAGAGATAGTCTTACAGCAGAAGAACAACAGGCTCTCAAAGGTCTGCAGGATTCGTATCAGTATATGCAAGACAGATTGCTTGAGTTCTGCGATACTCTTCCACCACTTGAGGCAATGATCTTTCGTGGGCACTTGCAGCACCTGTATGGAATGTATGCACCCCGCTATATCGTCAACAAAGATGGATCAAAGACTGATCCTTTGACTGCGGAGACCAAGACTGGTAATATCCACGGTTTGATCAACGTCTTTGCATCTCGGTGGTTGCAGAAGAGAGAGCATACGTCGGAACAAAAGCTTCAGTTCGTTGATCCGTTTGCAGTTCTTAACGATGTATCTACTGCTGTCGGTGCTGCGATTGGAACTGCAAGAGAGGTTGAGAAGGTTAGGGTGTTCTTAAAGGGTGATGTTCGACTGGAGATTGCCAAGACAAGACTTGGAAAGAAGAGACTCAAGAGTCTTATGAACTGGCTGGATGCAATCAATGGAGAGCAGAAGTATGTAGAACAAGGTGCAGAGAGTTCAGTTGTATCTCAACTGATGAAACGATTTGCACCGTCGTATGTCTCGATGAACCCTTCAAGTTATATCATTCAGTGGATGTCAGCGTTGACTGCGACTCTTAGAGTTCCACCACGATACGCAGCGAAGGTGATTGCTGGAGAGACAGTTGTCAGTTGGGACGAAGCCAGAGCAAAGGCTATACTGATCCCAACAGTGGCTGATCGGTTCAAGAGATCAATCATGGATCGATTGACTCCGAGTGAAACAAGACGCTTTACGACTTCAAGAAAGAGCGTCGGCAGGGTACAAAAGTTCACAGGCTTTGGTCTCGCACCAATGAAGTGGAGCGATGAGAAAGTTATCGTGTTCTTGTATCAACAACTGTTGTTGCAGTCAAAGGATGAAGGATGGGCACAAGGTGAGGCGGAAAGACGGTTAGTTGAAACAATCAACTCGACACAAGCTACAACAGATCCGTTTGCATCAACGGAGATCTCGAGAAAGGCACAAGAGGGTAATTTGGTTTCGCAGACTTTGACACTGTTCAATCTTGATCAGATCAAGGTCTGGAACCTGTATTGGATCGAGGTCAAGAGATTCAGGCAGTCGGATAGAAACCCCGACGATTGGCGCAGGCTGATGTGGGCACAGATGGTGTTAGGTCTCTTGTCTTGGTTGATGTTCTCGATAACCAAGAGCGTTGGTCAGGCAGTCTTGAAGGCTCCAGGAGCAGTGTATAATAGTCGAACGATGCAAGATTTCCTTGCAGAGATTGATCCATTTACAGCACAAAAGCTGACACAGACTGGACTCCAGCAGATGGGTGGAACGGTGGTTGGACCGTTGTCTAAGTTTATCGTTCCAGCAATCGAGACTGTGATTGCAAAAGCTCAGGGAAAAGGTGTGTCTCCAAACTCTCAGAATCTTGTAGAGAGCTTCGGTCAGGATGTGATTTCAGGAACATCAGGGTTGATTGAGGTGCTCAAGACCTTCTCGGAGAAGGATAAGTGGATGCAGAAAAACCTGCTTGAGAGACAAAGACAGGTCATAAGATGGGCTTCGGATTTGATGAGGATTGTTGCGTTGATGGGCAGGCTGCCGTTGATGCCTTCGAGAGTTACGGATAGTATGGCATCAAAGGATCGAGCGTATTATTATGATATGCTCTTCGATGCTAAGTATCATTCGAATGGTATCGCGAGAGGTGAGAGAGACGAGGCTAAGTGGCAGGATGCTCTGAGACAACTGAGAGCACTTGGTGCAGATAGTGAGAGTGTGAGAACTGCACTGAGACAGAGGTTGCAAAAGTAGATCGGATTGGGTTTGGAACCTAATCGCACCAAGTAAAACCCCCATCGATGTAAAGTCGGTGGGGGTTTCTTGGTCTATAGGTTCTTTGGTGGACACTTTAGGACATCTCCGCGACCCCCGAAGAGTGCACTGAAGTCCATGGTGTGCTTTTTGAGTTCCTGACCACACTTTTCGCAAATAGGCGGTTTCTTTCCTTCCATCACTCTCCTCTTGGGATATACCGTGCAACAACCTCTTTATCAAAGGGTGCAGGTTCTCCAGTTAGACGGTTTTTTAATTCAATCGTACCGGTCTGCTTGAGTGCAAATAAGATCTGCATCAAGTCGTCTTGTTGTATCATGGTCATAAAGCGACTAAGAAGCTGAGAAAATGGAACCTTGTCGCCTTTAGACCTAAGATAACCTATCACAGCATCAACATTTTGACCGTACTGTGTAGAGCCTATCCCACCGACTGCTTCGAGCATGCGCTTTTCGATCTGTGTAAGCCAGAAGTGTGCACGTTCGAAGTCCTCGGCTTTCATTACCCTTGAGTCATTCCGTGATGCACTTGAGATCATCGAGAGTTTGTGGATATGTGATCCTCGACGAGTACTATAGGCATCAAGTTTTGTTCCTTCGAACAGCTGGTGTGTCTCGGGGTTTTCGTACCAGGGAAGATAAAGCTCCAGCCATTCCGGTGTTGGTTTGAAAGGTCCAGACATCATTAGGACTGATTGCATGTCTTCGACAAGATAGCGACGAAGAGTTTTTTCCTCCTTAGTTTCAACAGGATACCCGTTTAGCTTACCGATCTTGGAGGCATAGACAATGATAAACCTTCCCAAGAAACCTGCTCCGACCATTTCTTCAGTCATAGATCGGTTAAGTTCATCAGGTGTTATGCCTCCAAGAAGATTAAACCAAACGTTTTCGATCATCTCTTCTCCACGTTTGTAGGTATCGTAGATAAAAACGTCGGGGTTGTCGTAGAGATCGAGAAGATACTTGACAAAACCCATATCTTTTTGTGGGAAGAATAAGATGAGCTCACCACTAATGGCAGTGAGACTGGCGTGTGGAGATAAGGGTTGATCGAGCAAGAACCGTTCTCGACCTTCTCGTGCAGACATATCATCCTTTGATCCCAGTTTTACGATGGCTCCAATGAGCTTTTCTTTAGATGTTACAGACGCTGCAAGTTCTACTCCCCTCTCTTGTAACAAGGTTTTAATCGGTGCAATAGCTGTGCTCTTACGAACACCAGATGGTCCGACGAGAGCGATGTAGAAGTTCGGGTAGAAGACAAGCCTACCAAGTCTATGATAACACTTGCGTTGAAGACAGGCTGCTAAACCCGATATCGCACACCACTTTCGATATATCTCAGGAGATTCGTCTTCTTTTGTCCATTCAAGGTATCCTGAGATCCAGTCTTTTAGTTTGCGTGACAAGAGTGTCCAATTGGTTTAGAAGCCTCGTTCGATGCAGGTAGAGTGAGCAAGGAGACCTTTTGGGTCGAGAGCTTGTCGGTCAGTAGGGTTGATAACGTTTTTACAGATCGAGCAGATCTTGTATTCTTTTGGTGTCGAGGGAGGCGTGAAGTCTTCGATCAAAGGTTCGATAAGAACAGGTGGCTTCGGTGGATCTTTTCTCTGTCCAATGTTTCGCATCCCAACCAAGACCCAAAGGAACATAGCATTACATGCAAGATGTAGGAGATGATGCAGACCAGAGTCTTTATCAAACTGCTCTCCCTCACGCCAATCGACAAAGTGTCTTTGTATTGCAGCGATGTACTCTTCTGGATCTACTTTCCTCCAGTTGTTCGGTGCGTGCATGATAGCACCATAGGTGAGGACTTCACCGATGCCTTTTATGAAACTCCAGTCGAGTAAGTCCATGCGAGTCTTACCAGCACTGTATTTGCGTCCTTCGATTAGCTCGGTCATGCTGTGTACCCTATCAGTTTCTTAAGGTCACCCCAAGTCAACAGTTGTTTTGGAACTCCACAAGCAGCTTGCATCAGTTGATTACTGATGGTGTGCATCTGGAAGAGTTCTGGAGACATTGATGGAGTTATTTGTTGGATAGTATCCTTTGGTCGAAAGAAAGACTTTAGAGTCTTGTATCTATCTCCCTTTCGAAGTCCATGCATGTATGCAGTCTTTGTGAGGATACTCCAGCCTTTGTATCCTCGCTTTGTGATCTTGATATCATAGTAGATCTCAAGCATCTTTATCTTGTTCTTAAGACGCATACTTAGTCCATGTGGTTTGGAAGTCGTCTTTGTTGACTCTCTTGCCTTTCAGTTCGTCCATAGATCCGTAGGATCTGCCGATCTTGAGGTCAGTCGGGATACTGAAGGTTCTGCCGTTCCAAGAGAGAGGTTTGTTTAGACTGGTCAATAACAGGTTGATCTGTCTCCAGTGCTCTTCCCAACCAAGACTGATTGGAAGTTGGAACATGATAGCGTCGTGCACCTGGTTCAGTAGCTCGAAGTGTGGAAACAAGTCTTGATTGTTCCAGACATAGAGCAAGCCCCAACGGTTGATCATATCGGCGACAGTAGATTGTGGGATAAAGTAGAGTGCGTCGCTCAGGGTGTCTTCACCAATACGATCAAAGAACTCATAGGTTCTACCGAAGACATTGGTCAAACAACGATCTTTCCTGAGCTTTGCAAGAACCCAGTTGTGGTAGACCCGAACGCCTGGGTATCCTGAGAAGTACTTGTCTCGAATCATCGTTGCTTGGATCTCTGGAATCTCAAGTCGCAAGGCAAAGTGTTTGACACCAAGACCGTAGTTCAAAGCATGGTTGGCTTCTTTGCCAAAGTATCGTTCGCTTCTCGAACCATTGCCGAGACTGCATGATCCGTCTTCTCCAGAGATCAACTCGACTGGTTTGTTGAAGATCAAAGATGCAGTCTTTTTGTGGATATCAACACCTTTCTCAAAGGCATCGATCATGTTTAGATCAGGTGCAATGTATGCTACGATACGATTCTCTGCCTGGGCTTTGTCTATGTTGTAGAGCATACAGCCTGGGTCGGCTTGGATTATTTCTCGGAAGTCGATAAGGAGTCTAAGACTTCCATCTGGATTAAGGAATCGCTTTTCATGAGGCATAGTCTGGAGATTAAGCCCCTCTCCAAATATGTCTGTCGAAGACGTAAGACGTCCACCACGTGTAAATCCAAAGGAACTGCGAAGTCTCCCGTCATCAGACAAGCGGACTTCAAAGTAGGTGGATCGGAGTTTTTCTGCATGTCGTATGTCCAGAATAAGATCAGCTTCTGGAAAACCTCTCCGAGCGATTCGTTTAAGAGCCTCTTCGTCGACTGTGGGCTTTCCAGTTTTTCTATCCTTATAGGGCTGAAGTCTCTTTGTTCCATAGAAGTATCCTTGGATTTGCTTTGGAGATTTGACGTTTAGTTCTTCTCCACAAGCGATGTTTAGTTGCTCTTGTCTCTCGGCTGCAAAGACCAAAAGGTCTGCGGCTTTTTCTTTGATCAAGGTCTGGTTGACACAGATACCACGAGACTGCATCCAGAGGAGAACTGGTAGGAGATCGCGGTGGGTGTGGTATGTTTCGAGGTTTTTGATCATTGGTTTTCCAGTAGACATTGTGTACTGCGAAGAGTTCCATGGAGTATCTTATCATTCAGCCAGTAACTATCCTCTTCAAGTTCTTCAGAGTAGTGGTTGCACCACTCTTGTATCCGTTCGATATTATTGTCTTTCAGAGGACAATCATAACAGAACAGAATGTTTGGTGTTTTCACTTCGATCTTGACTGTAAACGCCTTAAGATCCGAAAGAGATGTAAGTATCAATTTACTGTCTCCACAAAATGATAAGATGATACAACTTCTACTCGACACTCTGATATACGTGGCGTCCAACCAGCATATCGAATCTGTAGAGATTGAATAGCATCTTGTGCAGCTCTTTTATCTTGATAGTAATCAGTTCTAACTATCGCATCTTCCTTAATCCACTCTATTTTCCATTGTTGTGGATTTACTTTTTTTGATAAACCCATCAGTTTACCGTCTCCCCGACTTCAAAGTCTGCGAAGTCAAATGTTATCATGCAGTTTGGACCTTGGAACAGTAGAACGTCTTCGGTCTTGAAACGCAAACGATACTCGATACAAAACTGGTTTAGCTTGTCCCAGGTGGTTTGAAAGGATAGAAGAAAATCGGTCTCTTCTTGTGAGACTGGTTTAATTTCTTCGAACGTTGCATCTTCGATTGGTTCTGTGTGGACTGCCATTAGAGATCCTCGATATTTAGTAGGTCTTGTAGAGATAGTTTGGGGATTCGAACTGCTTTTTCTTTGCTCGTTTGCTTTCCACAAAGACGATCTTCGAGCTCTTGTGGAAAGTTTAGGTAGTCTTTCACCGTTCCTGATCGAACAAAGATAACTTCTTCAACCTGTGCACCACATTGTTCTTCGAGGGCAACGCCATTCTGAAAGTTTAAGAGGTTAGCTTTCCAACGAAGACCCTTCGGATAAAGGGTTCCGTCGGGTGCACGAAGGACAATGACGTAGATGCACGGGAAGGTTAGTGTGTCAAGACCTTTGATCACTTATAGATTCCCTCCCAGCTCATACATTTGAGTTCTAAGTTCCTCTGACAGCTCTGAGAAAGTAATTAAGAACTCAATCCCTATAAGATCTCCCTTTTGTAAACAGTCTCGTAGACAATATAGAATATCTGAGTCTCTTACGTTTCCGTCATCTACAATGATATGAAGGTTCCCTCGAACATCTCCGTGGAAAGTCCCGTAGTATCTTTCCCAACAGGAGATAAAGAAGTCTTCGCGTTCTCTCGTCATTGTTGATCCTGCAGGTTAAGTGCACTCATTATCTTCTCGAAGATCTCGAGAACAATACAGCTATCTTTGGCATTGTAGACAAAGAACTCTGCTTCTCGATCACCACCAGTTGATCCCCACTCTTTTCCTTCGTCTTTGTAGTATGGTTCTCGTGTGTAGTAGCGAGTGAGAAAGTCCAGACCTACGATGCCCTTAGCATTGGATGCTTCGCCTTGCTTGCGAATCTGTTTCCATTTTAAGTCTGGAAAGCGAATCGCGTGGGCGAGCATTGTGTCTTCGAGAGGCTTGACAACCATGCCGTATTGACGGTAGACAAAAGATGCGTCAAAGGAGATGTTTTGACCAACTTTGATCACATTGTCATCGTTGAGAAGCTCCGCACAGGCTTCGAGGACAGTTACTTCTTGAGATTCCGTCCAGTAGTTTTTGTTGTGAGAGATAAGAGGAATGCACATTGCATCATGTGCACTGTGTGCAAATCCGATACATGACATCTCTTTGCCTTCGTCGGCTGTTTTCATAACCTCGATATCAAAGCCAATGATCTTGAGTGCTCGTGCGTCAGCAATATACATCATCGCTTCTTCGAACGTTGGGTAGGTTCGATACGTTCGATGCGGCAGATCGATACGAGGTGTTCTGCTCTCTTCTCGAACACGTTCAAGATCGAGCATCGCAAGCCGTTGTTCGATCAGAGAGAAGGATCGCATGATTGCGCTCGGATGAACACATGGGATGATCTTATGTCCACGAGCACTTAGGATACTGCCACGACGTTTGGTGATGCCTTGCATGCCTGTCAATACCCAAAGAGCTATGTTTCCAAGAGGGACGATCACGTTCCCTTGGAACATGGATACTTCTTTGAACAGCTCGATGATCGATGGCAGGACTTCAGGGTTGATACCTTTCGGTGGTAGGAGAGTCTCTCCATTGACCCAAGCGAGAAAGGTCTCGTAGTCTGGTCGTTTCTCAAGATCAATGAGATACGTAAAGTCATTGTCTGGAACATAGCTCTTGCAGACGTTCGACCAACGACAGTCGTCACGTTGGATACCGACGAGCATGTTCAGGTGATCTTGCTTTTGTCCTGGAGCGCCTACGAACGGTCGGTTTAGCTTTAGCTCAGTCGTCCCTGGAGCTTCTCCGATAAAGAAGATCTTGCGTCGCAAGTCTCCTTCGCTCTCGACTCGTCGAGATGGGTCAAACACTGTGTGTGTCCTTTACAGGTTTTGGGAACTCTTGCCAGGTGTAGTCATCACAAAGATCAAGTTCTCGTTTGTTTCCATCGAGAGTCAAGATCCCATATTTTGTAGGATCGCTGCAGTCCCGAGGATACAGATTGCTTGCAGGACGTTTGCATAGAGCACGAACGAGTGCTCGGTCGAGTAGGAGAGGTTTGGTCATAGCTCTTCCAGTTCATTAGCTTTGCCTGTGAGACTTCCAGGAAAGCTGGTGTAGTGTCCAGGAGCAAAGGTCTCGACCTTTTTTCTGTAGGTCTCGAACATGTCTTCGTCAGTAGAGAATCCAAAGATACCTACACCGATGTTCATAGCACCTAAGAGCATGTTGCCTTCAGCACAGTCTGGTGCAAATGCGAGCATGGTGTTAGAGCAGAAGGTTTCGATGATCTCAGCCCACAGGTCGATAGGAAGTTCAGTCTCACTGACTTTTAGGTTCTGTGGGACACGCTTTGATTGAAAGATCGCACTGTGCCCAACCTTGTTCAGAACTGCTTTGCCCTTCAAGAGATAGGACATCTGTCGGTAGTTCGGCTGGAGAGTCTGAGGTTCTGTATAGCTGGCTGATGGCCACATCCAGAAGCAAGTTTTCCATCTGTCGACAGGTTCGGTGCACAAGATCCATGCGTTTGGTGCAAGGATCGATAGGTACTCATTAAGCTCTGCTTTCGTCGGCTTTTTCAAAAGAATCAAGAAACCTGGAGCCTTGTTTGCAAGTTCGTCTCGTTTGTCTTTCCAGCTTTGGTGTTTCCATAGTTTGGATAGGATGGTCTCACGAAGCTTTTGTGTCTCTGGAGACTCTTCATCTTCGCTTGTGACCGGTGCACCACTCTCAGCTTTGATACGGTCGAGACGAGCCAAGGCTTCTTTCTTTGTCTTGGCTTGACCAAGTTCAGTTGGGAAAACTTCGATGGCTTTGGTTAGCTCTACGTCTCGGGTGATGGTTCTCTGGTCGACTCCAAGAAGTTTGGCTGTGTCGCTCGATGACCAACGAGTATCGGGTGTTCCGTCGTTTTTGGTCTTTGGAAGACCACGTGGTAAAGCTCCGTGCTGTTCGATCATCAGTGCGTGTATCTGTGCACGAGCTGATGCTTCTTCTTGGAAGGTCAGATCTTTACGGTCGTAGTTTTCGATTAGTTCAATAATCTTGCTCTCGACAGCAGTTGTGCCAAGAGGAAAGATATGGCAAGGGACTTCTGTCCAGCCGAGATTCTTGCAGGCTGTGTAGCGACGACCACCGGCGAGAAGTCTATAGCCTTCGGTTTCCTCGACTACTACAAGAGGCTGGAGCAAGCCGTGTTCTTTTATCGATGCTGTGAGACTCTCGATGCTCTCTCGACCTTCTTTTTCCTTGCCAAGATCAAGTCGGATTCGGTCTTCAACGAGGATCGATCCGAGAGATAGAAAGCTTTGTTTAGTCTTTGGCATTTTTGGTCTCACCGATAAGAAGGTTTGTAGAGACGAGCTTGTGCTGACCAGTTAGTCGGGCGAGCTTTATATCTCTGACGTCAACTTGGTTTTTGTACTTCTCTCGGATGATTTCTTCTCCAACAATCTTGAGCATCTCAGAGAGAGCAACGATAGCTTTGCTGTATCGAGCATTAAGAGACACTTCAACTTTAGTATCTACTGGTGTAGCATCAACCATTTTAGAGATCCTCTATGTTAAGCAGACGAGTAAGTATCTGCTGTTTGGTTTCCTTTGGAGCGCGTTTCTTCTTTTCACCACTGGTCAAAGATTTGTCAAAAGACAGTGCTGGTTTTGCTGTTCGTTTCTGGACTCTCACTTGCTCTCTCTTGGCTCGGATGCTTCTGACTAAAGCAATGCGAGAGTCAAGAGACTGTTCGAGAAAGGTGTTTTGCAGTCTCATGACAGTGTTATCTTCTTTGCAAGAAGTTTTCCAAGAAAGTGTTCAAGTTTGTCCGGATCGATCGAGTGCTCAGGTCGAGCTGGTTCGTCTCCGAGTTCTTCTCTCAGGCGGTCAAAAAGATAGTTGATCACACGACCCTTCTGACCATGAGGTATAACTCCTGACCAAAAGCGTTCGTTTTGTGTTGAGAGTGTTACGGATGTGCGGATCATCGGGGACTCCAGTAGCTAAGGATATGGTTCACGTGCCAAAGTTTGGTCTGATCGGGTGACCAAGATTTATCATTCCATGGTTGGGAGAAGAGAATAGATCGACCACCGAAGGCTTCAAAGTTTAGACAGTTTTGCTCACTGTCATCAATGAGGATAGTTTGAGAGGTCGCCATTAGGTGTTTTTGTGGTGTGATAACATAGTGACGAAAGTCTCGACCAAAGTACTTGTGCAACCAGCGGATCTTCTGTTCTGTGCACTCCGGATCAAGAGTTGGTGCGGATGCAAAAACTACGTCTCCGTCTGGTGCAACGTGTTCTCGACAGAGCTTGTAGAGATCCCACATCCAGTCGTATGGGTCAAGATCAAGCCAGAAGTTTGGTGTGTTCTCGATGCGATACCAAAAGGTCTTTTCTTCAACCTTGAGAAGTTTTGGGATGTTGTAGGTTCCTTTTGGAAAGTCTATCTTTCCGTAGAGCTTTTCAACACCACTGACAAAGTCCACGCATACTCCGTCCATGTCGAGGATAATGCGTGGGTGGATTGGGCGTATTTGAGGATTTAGAGACATGGGGCGGCAGATGAAAAGATAAGATATGATCCATTTTGTCGTTCACAGACAAACCGATCATATTTAATCGCATGTTTCTCAAGAGGGTGTATTGGGTTCCATTCATTTGCTTTTAGGAGCACATATTCTGGAACTTCTTCTCCGGCACGGATAATAAACATTACCCGCGCACGTCCTTCCTTTAGGAAGGTGTAGGGATTTGGAGATTTAACATCAAAGATATCTCCAACTTTTAGATCTACAGAGGTCATTTGGTTTCTTTCTTTCTCGTCTCCCCCCACAAGTCCACGCTCATGGGGGGAGGTTCGATTAGGTTTGGTGTCTGATCGCACCAGCTGGCTATGCTTAGATAAGCCACTTAGATACAGTGTTCTTCTCGAAGCTCTTACCCTCGGAACCGTCGTCCTTGATGTAGGTTCCTTCGGGTTCGTAATTCAGCTTGGCAGTGCCAGTTACACCTACAAGGTCTTCGATCTCGATGCCTGTGAAAGCGTTCTCTTCGTTCAGGTTGGGGTAGTTGAGAGAGATCAGTTCGAGAAGCTCTCCCATGTTTAGGTTACAAGAACGAGTGAACTCCTTGATCTGGAGATCCTTACGTTCACGAGTAGCACGGTCGAGACCAGCAGTGGTGATACCAACGTAGTCTCGAACGGATGAGATCAAGGGATCGTCTTCGACCAGCGGACGTGCTGTGATGATCAGGTGAGGCAGGTGACTGTTCTTCGAGAGAGCCAAGACTGCCTTGGTGATCTCCATCTCGTAGTTGCCTGCGTCGACACAGTGAAACCCACGAGCAGCTTCGATCTCATCTTGGCTCAGAGCCAAAGGAGATAAAAAGAATCCAGTCGGTCCAGAGACATTGTCCGGAGCATCTTCGCTGGGAAGATCGTTTGCAGAGTGACGTGCCATTTTGTGTTTTTTCCTTTGTTAGGATTGTTGTTTTTTTGTCGGGATGTTTGAAAGAGTCTCGACTCTCTTTAGATTCTATCTGCGTCTGAGCCAAGAAGATGGATCAGGCGATTGAAAAGTTCTCGACTTGCAAGGATATCGCTCATCGCATCGTGGGCTGTGAGGTCGATATTAAAGAGACTGCATAGGGTTGATAGCTTGAAGTCAACACTTTGGATAAGTCTTCGATACTCACACATCCAAGCAAGTTGAAGTGCATCGATCTTTCGATAGTTGAACCAGCTTCCATAGTAGGTATCACCGCAGTTTTTGAAAAAGGCTTTTAGAAAACCTTCATCAAAGAGAACGTTGAAGCCACCCATGTGAAACTTGTCACTTTTATCGAACTTGTTGCAATACATCGCAAGGACTTCAGTAAGTTGTCTGTGTGCTTCTTTGATTGGAAGATGCGGTGCACAACAGACTTGCTCAGTTGATCGACCGTGTATAGCCATTGCACTTGGGTCGATGTTTTCTGGACGATGTGGTTGGATCAATAGGTTTCCAGATTCTACGATTTTCTCATTAATCTCAACAGCATAAGCAAGTTGGATTATGTCGTGTTTGTAGTCTTGGAGACCAGTTGTTTCTGTGTCCAACCAAAGGACTTTTACCACTATTCTCCTCTTGTGATAAACGGTTTGTCTTCCCACAAGAAACCAACACGCTTGAGCAGAGCACGAAAGTCTTGAGGAATTTCGTCCTCGACAAGTTTCTTGTTCACATTGAAACGTGTGCACAGGGGAAGATCTTTGTAGGCGTTCAGTTTGTCTGTTACCCAAACGTATTTCTTGCGGTTGGGATCGTCTTTGTCCAGTTTGTCGTCCCGACGAACAGTCGAGAGATAGACCTCACTGAACAACGGTGGGATGTTTGTTGTTAGTGCAGGTGTTGCGTTCAGGATCTCGCGGATACGCATGGCATCGTTGTCGTCAAAGTATCGTTCTTCTGCGATGTGGGCAGTTAGGACGAGGTGACATGGGATACTGCAAAGAGCCATGAAGCCCAAGATGCTTGTGGACTTTAAGACGTTGTAGTCTTGAAGCTCAGGCATCAAACCTGTTCGAGTCTTGACCTGAGAGTTACCTGCGTGGAGTTTGTCCTTTCGTTTTTTGTCCTCATAGGCAATCTGGTTGAGCTGGATTGCCATGAGAGATGTAAGACCGTCGACAACAACTGATGCAAAGGCATCAAAGAAACCATTTTGTGCCCATGAGATCATGTCTTCTTCGTATCGCAGATACAAAGTAGGTTCCTTTGGGTTGTCACCATAGTAAAGGATCGGTAGAACCTCTCCACGCTCGATCTCATCTGGATTGACGATTCCTTCTGCGTTGGGATCAATACAGAGATGTAGTATTGGTCTTGGGAGAGTCTTGATACAGCTGTAGGTTTTTCCACTTCCCTTTTTTCCTATGAGGATAAAACGACCATAGCGAGGATCTCGACGCTTGAGAACCTCTGCTCGTTGGAAGAACATCTTGGAGATCTGGTCTCCAACGAGAGTCTTTCCAAAGACTTCGATCTTTTCTGGCAGCTCCGTTGACGGTCGAGTGGTTGTCTTGTTTCCGCCGAGAGATTGTTTTGGTAGTGTTAGTGCCATTAGAGTTCTTTCTTCTTCCCTTCTTTAGTTCCCCGAGGATCCCAAAAGCTGATCTTAAATCCTGCTGGTGGTTCCTGTCGTGCGAACTTCAGAGGATTAGGATGGTTGTGACAGATATCGTAGTACTCGCAGCGACGAAAGTACGCTGTGCAGTTCTTTGGGTTCTTTGGAAACTGGACAAGAGGTTCGTTGATGTCTTTGAGCTTGCGCAGTTTGGCTGTCTCTGCTTCGATCTGCGAGATGATGTAGTCAGCTTCGGCGATAAAAGTGTTCAGCTGTTCTGCAGTCTTGCGGACGTAGAAACGATTGAACTCACAGTTGATGCCGAGTTTAGCAGATTGCTTGAAGACCAGATGATTAACCATCACACCCTTGAAACGCTCTGGTGGGATGCCTCGAGACAGACAGTAGGTTAGACCAAGAAGGTTGTAGGTGTTGAACTGAAAGCTCGAAGAGAATTCATCAACAGCGATACTGGTGATTGAGTTCTTTGAGGTCTTGTGATCTACAACTACGATAGAGCCGTCGGGTTCTTCGATCAACAGGTCAAGCTTACCGAGAAGTTTTCTGGAACCCTCAAGTGGAACCTCTCCGTAGATCTCGCTTCCAATAAGCTTGAATGCGTCGTCGTGATACTCTGCAGCATATTCTCTGAAGCAAAGCATCGCACCTTCTGGAGACTTGGCTCCGAGATCCCACCAATCGTCGGGGTGAAAGCGTTCAGAGAAACGCTTGATATAGGCTTTGATAGCATCGTCGTATCCTGCGTTGTAGTCTCCGTGAATCGCGTGGGCTTTGTAGAGAGCCTGCATGCCTTGGTGGACTGCGTCTCCGTGGACTATGTCATGGGATTCGTGTTCGAGTGCCCAGCCCATCCGGTATTTTTTGAGAAACTTTCGATTGCACGAAAGCCATTCTTGGATCTTGGATGAGTCCCAGGTGTTCCAAGATACGTGGGATGGAAGAAGGAGTTTCACGCCGGTTCCTCCGGAGAGAACAACTTGAGCTGCCGAAGGTTTTCGTTGTGCAGGAGGACGATGTGATGGATAAGCTCAAAATCTTCGGCGGTGAGAGTTCCGTCACCGCAAATCTCAAGCATAAGAGGATCACCCTCTTGATCGTTCTCTGCGGGGACTCCAAGATTAATGTAGCAACCTTCTTCCTTCCACTCTTTTGTCAAGTCGAGCATTTTTTGTTTTCTTTCAGGTTGTTTGGGTATTTTCTTTGAGCGTCTGAGAGAATTCGAACCTCCAACGTGGTGCTTTGAGTTTCACTTGTTCTTCCAGTTGAACTACAGACGCCAGAGCTAAAGCTCAGGTTGTTGGGACAGGGGTCATCTCACAGACTTCCCAGTCGGTTGCAAGTTGGTCTTCAGTTGAAGGAAACCAATACTCTTGGATTGCATTTCCTTTTTCGTCGGGATGAAAGATAGAATCACCCACACGTGTTCTTTCGTAGGTGACTGGTTGACCAATAACCGTAGGTGAGATCATTAGCCCTCTTACAATCCACCATCTTGTAGGATTAGAATGCCTCCGCATGATACGCTGCTGATCCTGACAAGATTCAAGAGCTACAAGGTAGTTCATCAGTCGAGATCCAGTTGGTTTAGTTGAGCAGTGTAGTCAGTGATTAACTGTCTCCTCTTAGCAGGATCAGTCTCCTTTTTGATCATAGCCTCGGTGATCTTTCCACGCTCCTTCAAAGAAGGTTTCCAGGTGTTGAGAGTCTCTTGAATTTGCTTTCGTAGTTCTGGCAGTGGTGTGTCTTTGTCACGTTGAAGAATGACTTGGACTTTGTGGCGCAGGGCAGATACGATGCGACTTTCGAAGAAAAAGTTGATGATATCTGCGCCATACAGTTCAATCTTTCCTTCGAGGGTTTCCGGTGTTTCGTAGAATCCTGTGAAGTCTACTCCGGCGATGTCGCTTAGAGAGGTCTTGATCTCGAGACGTTTTGTTTGTTCGGACATTTGTTGTTTCCTTTGTTTTGATGATGATCTTTATGCAGACTTAGGGTGTTTTAAGGTATAGTATAATATACTAAATAAACCCTCGCCATGCAAGTGCGATCACCCTAAATCTTTTGGTCTTAAAAAATACTTTTGCCGTCAGGCTTGAGTTTATAGGTGCGATTAGGTTCAGTGTCTGATCGCACTTGGGTATTTTAGGTAGAGTCGCATCTTTTTCTTTCTCAGGTAGAACTCTCGTGCTTTTTGAGGATGTTCAAGGATTGAGACAAAGAGTTCGTAGGATTCTCGTAGAAGACTCATACGTTCAGCTTCAGATCTTACTGTGAGAGAAACCCAAGGTATTGACATTGTTTGACCTCTCGCAGAGAGATAGTCGTGTTTGCCAAAGTTTCCTCCATAAAAAGTGATATCGTAGAGTCTTACCTTTTCTTGTAAGTTCATCTATACCCCCAGATGAAACATCGTTTGCTTGTAGAAGTGTTCTACGATCTCATATCCCAAGAAGCTGCGCTTTTGGTTACGACAGGCGAGTGCAACACTGCCACTTCCAGCGAAGGGATCGAAGACAGTTTCTCCTGGAAGACTTGAGCGTTTGATCAAAAACTCCATCAGAGGTACGGGTTTTTGTGTGGGGTGTGTCATGCGCTCTGATGGGATCGATGGAAAAGCACTTAGATAGAAATCCGGAACAGGCTCAGGGTTGAACTCTGTCATGAGATTGCTATGCACACCCCCACCGAGCTTGCGTCGATTCTTTGGGTCAATTATTTTCTCACAGAAGAGACAAACTTCAGCCTGTGCAGGATAGGTCTGATAAAAGTCTCCACTTTTGGTATGATTGATCTTCGGCCAGATCAATGTCTGGTTGATATAGAATCCAGCCTGGACAAGGCTTAGATAACTATCTATGTAAGGTTTACCAAGCTGAGTCCAGTAGTAGAGGTGACGGTTCGGTTTAAGGACTCGATAGAGATGCTCGGCACAGGTGTAAAACATCTCAGTCGTAAAGACGTTTTGGATACGACGAATGTCGTCCTTTGGTTTCTCTTTACCCCCACTGTCTCCACGACTTGAGTATTCCATGTACGGAACATCAGTTATGATCAAGTCGATGCTATCAGCTTCGACTAAGGGCATCTCTGCCCATGCGTCGGCGTTTTTTAGGTGGATCACTTCTGTAGTTCCTTCTCTTTTCTAAGTTTTTCTGTCTCTGCTTGACAAATTTGAGTGATCTGCACGAGCTGCTGGATTGTTTCTTCTTGTCTTACTACCAGACTTAAGAGCTTGGTAATCCGTCTTTCTTTAGACCAAAACATCTCAATCCTCCTCGATTTCAAGTTCGTTTAGTGCGCTTTGTAGATCAATTTTTGTTTCCTCGAACTCTTGAACAAAGGCACTTACTTGTTCAAGCTTCTTTTCTGTCAGCTTTGCCGTGAGCTTGTGTACTGCACGTTGTTTTTCTGTCTTGTGATAGACCTCGTCTTCCAAGAGCTCGATTGCTTCTTCTGTCGTTGGCTCCGGCACGTTGTGCTCGATAAGAAAAGTCTCGTATGTTGTTCGGATCATCGAAGCACGGTCGCTGAAGTCCTTGCCCATTTGTCTCCAGTAGCGCATAAGACGAGCAAAGGCTACAGGAGAAAAGCGGACGGATACGATTAGATCATATCGTTTGCTGTTATCTCGCTGCATGGGTTGACCAGAGGTAAAAGATTAGTCCTACGAAAGCCAGGATTGATATCAAGACTCCCAGTTTTTCAAGACGGCTCACTTGAGCTCACCACGACGGTAGTCAAGACAGTTTTGAAGGAGTTTTGGTATTGGTGTTCCATCTTTCCAATCTGCGTTGTTGCAGACTCGAATAAGGTTTTCGAGTTCAGGGTTTGTGAACTGGTCGAGAGGTTCGAGAATGCGATCTTGGATCGAGCGTTCGTCAATGCTGGCGTGAGGAGTTTTGGTATCGGGAATTTTCATTGTCAGGAACCTTTCCGGTTTAGGATTACGAGAATACTCGCAAGTTGCGAGATTGCCAGTTCGACTTGATCGTATGCGAGGTTGTCGCTGCTCTCAAGTTCTGGTATTCGGTCGAAGGAGACGAAGTAAAGGTGGAGAAGCTCATGGACTAAGATCTTTTCAGGGTCATATGGGAAGTCCCAGTCCTGAGCATCGAGAGGATCTATGAGATGAATGATCGCTTGATACAAGCCCATCTTGTAGAAGACTTCACCTCCTTTGTCGAGATGACACTTGAAAGAGATCTGGACGTCCCAATGTTGAAGCTTTAGGACTGCCTGCCAGTAGGCAAGGGCAGCGTTGAGTTCAGTTTGGTTTTGGTAGATCATTTATGGAGTCCAAAGTGTTCGAGAACTGCACCAACTGGTAGGACTTGCATCTGAGCTACTTTTTCGAGAAGTTGAGCACAGAAGTTATAAAGCTCCTCGTCGGTGAAGCGGTGAGGCTTAGTTATGGTCTCATTCGCAAGTATCTCGGTGACCGTGTGCTCGCAATACTCAGCCGCATCAGTAAGAGACATCCACCCCTTTGCGTGGAGGGCGGTGAGGACAGCATCAGCAGCCGCTATTTCTGACAAGCGAACATTGATAGGCATGTCTTCCCACTTATTCCAAGTATGGAAGTTTTCACCGAGAGCCTGCATTCTTAGTGTGTAAGCACAGTTTGCTATCTTCGCCAACTCTTCCACCAAGTCCGGCGTGGGTGATGGTGGTTTGGTGAGCGCATCATCAAGCAATTCGCATTGATGCCACGATACCCAAACCTTTGAGCCGACTGGGTACATCTTGTTGTTAGATTCTCGAAGAATGACCTCGATCCCACTGTTTTTATTCGAGTAGTCTGACACTGTGGCAATTAGTGGAACAGCAAACAGGTAACGATCCCAAACTCGAACATCTCTACCGATTGCATAATCGGCGTTGGGGTTATCGCCATTGAGTCGTCTTTGAGCTTTGGTAATCACTTCAGGCTCTTCCTTCGGCTTGACCGCGTTGCCAGACGAGTCGCACTCAGGAAATCTTGCGAGCCAGTTGTCTAACGTCTGTTCTCTGTTGACTTGATTCAACGCAGAGAACCTTCCTCGCATCCACTCAAGTGAGCGAGGTTCCTTCATGTGAAGGTAGAATTTCATTCTGCACTTCCTTTCTGTTGATCAGCAGACTTGAGCTTCTCATAATACTTACCCCAATTCAGTCGGCTGAACTGGAGATCAGGGAACGAGGCGTTGAAGGTGTGCTCTCCAAGAGCTACAAGAAACGCAACTTGCATAGCTTCGGCGATTTCGTCTTCTCGAGCGGCATGTTCGTTGAGATCCGCTTTGAGTTCTTTAACTTCTACAGTCAGTTGTTCATTACTGAGCCTAAGGCGTTGAGAACTGTTTACTAAGTTCCGCACTTCTTGAGTGCGTACTTCAAGTAAATCTTCAAGCTCTGTGATTTTCTTTGCTTTTCGTCCGAACATTATTCCGTCCTCCAGATTTGGTATAGCGTCTTGCCGGCTTCAGAGCCGACGTTTCTTCTGATGAATTTCTTACCTGTCGCGTTTGAGACAGTTGTCATGAGAGACTGGATCTTTGGGGTTCTGTTTTTGTTAGGATACTGAGCAACAGTGAAGCTCTCACCAATCTCAAGGGCTTCGAGCGTCAGCCGATCCGTGCACTTGGGTTTGTTTGACGGTCGAGCAGGGATCGGTTTGTTCTTCTCGATGGGGAGAAGAAGTTGGTCAGGTTTGGTCATTCTACATATCCATCTTTGATGAAAGCTCTTGGTGTTGCTCTTCTTTCGATAGTAGATCCGTCAGCGTATAGTGCTGTGATTCTTAGATCATCTCTACTCGACAGAACAAACACAGGTTTGTTGCAGTTAGTGAGCTTGTAGTCATTAGGTCTTCCAAGCAATACACAAACTCTTTCATGCAGCTCCTTAGATATTAGTGTTCCGACTAATTCTGAATGAGGATAGCTGTTCTCTGTCATTTTGTAAAGTTCCTTTCTTCAGGCGTTGTGCCATGTAGTTTTTTCTCCATATCTTCCCACGTTGTACAGTGGTTGAGGTTTCTGTCGATCAGTCTCGTGCAGACGATCGGGTGCTCGAGACCTATGTAGCTTATGATGTAGGCAGGATAGGAGTTAAGGGTTATCGGTGTTCCGGCGCGCTTGAGAGTGTGCTCGAGAGTCTCAAGCTCGTCGACTTTGGATGCTGGTAGGAGGGGCATTTTTTATTCCTTAGAAAGGGCACTCACCGGTGTCAGGGGGTAGTTGTTTTTGCTCTGATGGTTGCTCAACGGTATCAGATTGTCTGTCTGCAAGATAGTCTTGAGCTTCTTTTACAGACTTGAAACTCTTATATCTTGCATCAGAAAATCCGAGAATAGACGCTGAGCATTCTGCCCAAGAGAAGAAAAGTCCTGTTGTTCTACCTTGTTTGACCGCGTAGACTTTCACTCGTCTTCTCCACTAAACTGCTTTCTGAAAGCAGAGAGCATGGTTTCCCAGAAGCCGTTGGAGGTATAGTGAACTTCACAAGGACGAGAAGTGTTTTTAATACTGCCGTCGACAAGGACTTCGAGAAAGTCAGAGGAGAGCTCAAGGTCAGTCTGACTTACTGAGTTTGTCCAATCAAGCCACACCCGATAATCCTCAAGATCCTCTTCCTCCGGTGTTCCACCACAGTCGTAGGTCTGACCTTGCTCAGGGCGGAAGGTGTAATCTCCGGTGGCTCGGAAGGTCATGGAACGATAGGTGAAGGTTACGTCGAGGTTAGGCATTTTTCTACCAGTATTTTAATATGAAATGAATGACTATCCATCCAGCACAGATAACTCCTGTGATCCAGATGAGAAAGAAACATAGTGGCAGTAACCACACTTTAGAAGATTTAGATTGCATAAAGCTTACTCCATTCAAAAAACAACCATAGGATAACCTTACCCACTGCAAAGGCAGTGTAGGTGGTTATGACGAAACGGATGAGGAAGGTTAGAGCGTTTATGAGCAAGTGTCCTCCAGATCATCGACTATGAAGAAGTCAGAACGTATGCGTTTTTCTTCAGAGCCAAAGCCATTACGAAGAAATTTTACTTCAGCTCCTGGAAGAGGAAGTCGTGCTCGTTTCTGAAAAGTTTCAAGATCGCAGAGATACTCCTTCTGCCAGTCGCGAATAGAAAGGTCTCGAAAGAAGGTTTCAAGAAACCCTTTCCCACCCGAACTCCATCTTCCTGTGCGAGTTCCTAAAGGTGTGAGACCTACATTAGCCTTATATCTGAAATAGCGAAGGAATTTATTGGGGCACTTTAAGGCTCCCATGATACCTGCGTATCTCTTGCGGATTTTCTTAGCTTGTCGGCGTTTCATCTTTTCTCCGTCTCCCTTGGATCTTCATCAAAATACTGAGGTGATGCCTTATAAGCTTCTTGAAGCAATCTTCGTCCTCTTGGAGTTAGATACTCAATGTATCCTGCATTAGGGTAGCATTCGCGGTTTAAGAAACCAAAGGATAGAAGTGTGTGAATAATACCCCCAGTGTACTCACGTGTAGATTTTTTAAGCTTATCAATAAGTCGCCTGACCTTCGCTCGCTCGGTGGCGAGGGCTGTCTGAAGCATCTCGATCTCCTCCTGCCGCTCCGCCTCGACGATGGAGCGGGTATAGGTCATGATCGCGGTTGTCTCACGTCGTATTTCTTGAATCAGAATATCATCCTTACCAAGACCAACAAACTCGTCCCAGTTTTTGCACCCTTGCTCTGGGTCGTATTCGCCATCTTTATTCTGAGGCTCGAAATCGCCCGCATCGTACCATCTGCGGCAAGCCTCCTCGATCTGCTCCGGCGTGAACTGCCTATCCATAGATTGAACGATCTTCCTCGCAATGTCAACACCGCTGGTTCCGCTAATTATTTCAGCCATTGGAAGGCTCCTTGATCTTGAGAACCTTGAACTCTACTAACTCCCAATCGTCCTTCAACCTGTCAGACACGGATGTTCCGTTAGGTGTGTCGAGATTGGTCATACTGGGGTTGTAGGTGTACCTAATAAGCTCGCCGTCATTCTTTCCGTGAGTTGGATAGTAGCAGTAGAACTCGTGGGGCTTTTCCTTGCGGCGCATGAAGACGCCACGTAAGCCCTCTTTGGCTTCTGAGTGGTATTGACGTAGCTCAATAAGCTTTTCCAGTGCTTCAGTGTAGGTCATTGTCCAGCTCCTTCTGCCCCGTAGGGCATGTGTCTGTTTCGTCTTCCAGTTCGCACCACTCAGGGAAGATGTATAAATTTCTCGCTTCGCTGTTCGATAATCTTCGGCGACTTAGCCCACAATATGGGTTTAAGTCCAAGACCTGTAAGGCTCCATTGCAATGGTCGCAGTCAGCGCAGCCGTTGACTTCTTTGATTAAGAGCTTACGCATTCTTCACCTCGTCCAGTTTGTCAATTACGCAGCACAGGATCTCCCACTGCTCGGACGCGGTGAGGCAGGCGAACCAGACAAGCGGATATTTCCACTCTTTCCACTCTGCCTGTGATAGTTTCATCCAAGACTCAAGTATCGCAGACATTAGTAGCTCAAGATGTCCTAATTCCTTGAGCTTGCGAAACACCCGCTTCTGAGCGGCCTCGTCGGTTTGGTCGAATCTTCTGAGGGTGTGTCCCCCTGCCATTTTCACGAAGTAACAACCGGCCTCAACGTCGTCAAGAGGCATATTGTCTTCGTTCAGGATCTCCGCGCAACGGCGGAGGTCGTCGGCGGTCATGACACGCTCAAATCTG